CGGGTGTGTTTGAATAGCCGAGTTCCAGAAAGCAGTGCGCCTCCGAAGTCGTAGGTGACTCTGCGTCCGACAAAGTGCCGCAGCAGGATCCGTGTGAGCAACGCAGATTCCCGCTGCGACAACTGGTCAACAGGGGAGAGCCGATACAGATCGATGCAGCCCCCCTGCTGCACATAATCGTCAATGCGAGTTTCCGGTTTGTGTGCCTGGCAGCCTGTGATGGTCTCGCCGTGAACGAGGCATGGATGGGAGCATTGGGACGTGGATTCAATCCAGACCGACTGCCCCTGAAACTCACAGATGACGGCCACGTGGGATGGCCCGATCCGCAGGCGGGATGGTGCCAGTGGACTGGCTGTCGCCCACGAAATGGTTCGGGAGGTGATGTCCGCGCCGAAACAGGCGACAATGTCAAGCGGCTGAAAGGATGTCATTTCTGCGGCAGCCTTTCGAAGAGTCGATCAAACAGAAGATCGTGACGATCCAGACGCCGGCGGACGTCTTCCAGTTCGCTGGCCCGCATCGCGTTGGTGGTTTTGATCTCTGCCTTGATCGCGCTGACATCATTGGAAATCGACCATGCCCAAAGGACGGCACCGACGAACACGACCGATGTGAGAAAACTAAGAAACGACACAAACCACCGGGGGATTACGACATAGCCGTTCCCGTTGCCGTTGCCGTTGGATTGCACGATCGGAGTTGCCATGATTTCACCTGACAGAGTTGCGCCAGAGCTTTTCGAGGTTGTCCATTTCCTGATCAAAGGCCGGACGCATGTAGGGACGCGGTGCATAGAGCAGCGAAACTGCGTTCCGCTGCACCGTACCGCCGTGCTCCAGCAATTCAGGCACAGCGGGAGACTGGCGTCGCTGATTCAGCAGCGCCGGGCCGATCACGACGCTGCGGTTGTTGGGTTCGTAGATGAAGTAGATGTGTTGTTTCAGCAATCCAACGTGGCTGCTGGGGGGCTGCCCTGGTTTGGACGCTGCCTTGCGTCTGCGGATACTGCTGCGTGCGGCTGTCCGCACAAAGGAACCGAATTTCGACAGACGCTGGCGGGTGGCTCGATCCACAGCCGACTTGACGCGGGGGCGATCAAAGAACAGCCCCTTTGCCTGTTGAATTTTCATGTCAATCATTGAATCACCCGGTATGTCACCGTGATGACGCTGGTGAACTGCCGAAACTGCTCCATGTGATCGGGTGCGTAGAGAGCAGTGACTTCCGACTTCACCCAGTGCACCTGTGGCAGCCCACTGAGTTGCCGGTTGACTCGGGTGTGGTGCAGCACCTCCTCAACCAGCGTCGTCAGAACATCGAGTTCCGGATTGGTTCCGGTGGCGTACTTCTTCTGGATCGCAATGTCGACACCGTAGTCTGTCTGGCTGCGGCTGCGATCCGCATTGGTGGCTGCTGCCGACCGCGGAACAATCGTCACTCGCAGCGTCTGCATCTCCGCCAGTTTGTACTGAGGGAGATATGTCCGAACCGCCGTGAACGGCAGGCTGAACGTGGCGCTGTTGAGCGACGCTGCGACGGCATCCGCGATGTCCACAACAACCGACATCAGGCCGACTCCGATCCGACATGTTTGGTTTCAATCCGAAACGTCCGGCGATACAGGTCTGAGTACCGCCAGCCCATGACCTCAAAAAACAGCACCGTCGTTCCCTGTGACTCCCGAATCTGATCGCCTTCTTCGGGGACCGTGAGGTTCCCATCGAGTACAAGATCAGCCACAGAAATCAGAAAATCACGGTCGGTGTACTCCGTGCGGACGACCTGCCCGTCATCGGTTTCGTACTCGGTCCGGCCGATGGTGGCCTTGACTACCTGCGTCATTGCACCCCGAGCGTAGACCACGTCGCGGGTCATGTGCTTTGATCGCTGGCTTTCGAGCCACGCAGAACCTTTGTCGAGCAGGTCGCCCACGGCAGCGGACTCCTTACTGGCTCAGTCGCATCCGCACGGTCGTATCCGTGGTCGCGGCCGCTCGAATCACCTTGCCAATGGTCTTGTTGCTGGTCGCTGTGGCCGTGACAATATTGTTGGTGTCGTCCCAGTACAGAATGGTTCCGACGGTGTAAGCCACGTTGGTGGCCTTGTTGAAATCGTAAACGCCCTCAACGACCAGCGAACCCAGTTCGTTAGCCGCCAGATTGCGGGTGACGACGCCGACCAGATCGCCCTGCACGATCACGTCGCCCACTGCGACAGCAGCTGCAGGCGTGTAATCGATCTGACGGCCTTCTGCGACAAAAGTTGCCTGTGGCATGGTTCCAGTATTCCTCGGAAAAGTGTGGTGGACTTAATCAGCGGTGCGGCCATTCTCGAACTGACCGCAATGATCGCAGTCAGTTCGGGATGGTCAGAACTCTCAGACTTCGCCTTTCATCTTCACGCCGCCGCGAGGATCCTGCAGAGCCACACCGAAGTCGTGGTAGCCCCGCATCTGCACGCCCAGCACGTTGAAGTCCGCATCCGCTGTTTCGATGGTGGGCGACTCCTGGCCATTCAGGAATGCCACTTCAATGACGGTAACGGCTGACTTCGACCCGGAACTTGCCCTGATGGGGGTTGGCGATTGGGAACTTGGCACCAGCGGTGTTGTCTCGCAGTTCCACGGACTTGAAGAGCTGCGTGCCGATGGCGGACAGAGCGGTGGGCACCAGCAGCACCGAAGGCATGACGCCGATGGGTTTGGAATCGCCGTCCACCTGATCCATGAAGGCCACTTCCGCCTTGGTGAGCCCGTCGATCGTCAGTGCGGTGTCAGCACCAGTCTGGTAGTTCTTGTTCCCGGTTGTGAAGAATGAACTGTTGGCGAGGAACGTGGCCCAGAAGACGTCGTTGATCTTCAGGCCAGATCCACGCCCGAGCTTCCGTGGCACCGTGGTGATGGCACCGAGGTCATCGTTGATGATGTCGCGGCGATCGATCGAAAGCATCAGGCCATAGGTGTCCGCCTTGTTCGTGTAGCTTTCGTTCCCCAGCGTCCCGTGCTTAAGCTCGCCACCGGGGGCGACTGTTTCGTACTGGTCTTTCCCGATCAGGCGATAACTGGTGACGGTCTTGAAGTCCGACACGTTTCGCACGGCCGAGATGTTGCGCCAGACGCGTTCGACGCTGAAGAACCCCTCCAGCAGGAACTTGTTGGCGACGTTGGACAGGATCCCGCCGATGTCGATGGTCGACCAGCCGGCCTGAACGTCTCTGGCGAACGCTGCTCGCATCACGCCGCGGGTGTCGCGGAAGTTGCGTCCCGTGTAGCCGTTGGCCCATGCAGCCTCCAGCAGCAGTTCCTGCAGACCGATGCCTCCGCGGAATCGCTGATCGGCCAGTTCGAGCGTGCGTGCGTCGAACAGAGCTTCCACAGCCTGAGACCGGGAAGTACGCAGGCAGGCGGCTTCCAGAACCTGAGCATTGATCGCCCGTTCGGGCGTGTGAACGGCGGGCGCTGTCGGGCGATTGGCTCGCAGAATCTGCAACTCGGTCCGCTGAGCATCCCAGCCTTCCCGAATGGCCTGAGCCTCGATCTGCGGATGTCGACCGCTGCACAGGCGACGAATGCCGTCGATTCGCTCCAGCTCTCCGCTGGCCTGCTGACGAATCCGACTGATGGTGTCCGCTGCGCCCACTGGGGGGCTATTCAGCCCCTGACTGACGGCTCCCGCGGCACTGGCCGGAACTCCCGTCTGCGAAACGATTTGCGGATCCGCCCCAGCATCGATTCCGTCAGCGTCCGAAGTGGCGTCATCCGACAGTGTGGCAGCGACCGACGCGCTGGTGGCTCCGTCGGCGCCAAGGTCGACGAAACTGATCTCGCCAAGCGTCGATCGGCGGATCACGTTCAGCGGTCCCTGATGCTGCTTACCGTTGACGGTGACCTGCTGCATCTCCTTGATGAACTCAAACTCTTCAACCGAAGCACCGACCGAGGCCTGCCACGGGAACCCGTTGCGGGAGCTGGCGATCACCTCGCGAGCGGCAGGAGTGTCGCGGGAGACAAGACCGGCAGCCAGCAGTTGTCCCTGCTCCACCCGGATGCTGTCGGTGTGGCCGACGCCGGCGAGTGCGTCGTGACCAAACCGGATCGGTCGGGACTGAGAAGGGATCGACATGCCGGCAAGGTCAATCACGACGGGATGCCGCCAGCCGCTCACCCGCATGGGCGTTCCGGTGTAAGCGACCATCTGAAAGCGTGGCAGAGCCACAGCGCTGCCATCGCCGGCGGCTTCAATCTGAATGGTTCCGCTTCCCGTCAGGCTCAACGCCCGAACTTTACTCGGCGGCAACAGGGTCTTCACTGGGGTCGTCATTCGGAACCTCCAAACTGGACTGAGGGGGACTGGAGACAGGGGACATTCCAAGTTGCTGCATCAGCGCCAGTTCTTTGGCTCGCTGCCGCAGCTGTGTTTCCCAATCCTGGCCTCGACGAGCGTACTCGTCGGCAAGGGTGGTGGTGAATGAGGCGAGGCGAGTTGCCTGCGCGTTGGCTTCTTTCGCGGGATCCACATGTTCGTGGCCATCCCAAAACCA